TATACCACTATCTGATACTAAAGTCAAGCGATTGATAATATACATACGGGACAGAACCACAGTACGATAACCACCGCACACACTAACAACACCTCAAGCAGCCGTCTCATACCCCACCCTCCCGTATCCACTGCGCCTGACCCCGGCGCGGGTCGTTCATCGCATCTTCGTGCGCTCGGTTATAGCCACCGCTTTCCGGGTTCTCGTCGACATCAACCCACCACGCACCCGTCCACTGCCCGTCCTTGTATAGACACGCACCGCTGCTCTCCCTGTGCGGGAACGGGTACGCTGTGCACCTGCATGTGTACTGTTTCATCGCTTGTCCTCCGTTATGCCGGTCACTTCCATCTCGCCACTCGCGGAGATGATGTCGAACTCCTCTTGCATCTTCTGCTCCGCATCATCGGCATCCTCTGCCTCCACCGTGACCATATGCCAGTAAGTGGCAGTCACCATGCCCGTGTAAGTTTTCATCACTCCACCCCCTTCTCCACCACCAATTCAAAGCTAGCACCCCAGTCAAGTGCCTGTAATTCAACTATGCGGTGATACCTTTTCACCTCACCATTGCGCTCATATGTGATCACGCACACATCCGCGTCGTCGTTGTAGTCCTCCAACAACTCCCGCAACTTTTTCATCTTCATCTCACACCTCCTCGATTAATGTCATCATGCGAATCTTGTACTTACTGCGCATACCGGCAATGGTGTCGCCCTTGATGCACAGCTGCATGTCACGCTCGGCATCCAGCTCCTTGCGGTACACACCCACCACCTCGTCGTCCTCGATCAATAGATACACGTACATGTCACACCTCCCTTAGTTGTTAACCACAAACCCACTGACATCTTTTCTAGCTTTACCCTTAGCGTACAGTGCCACCACCACACCACTCGGATCGGCATGGCGCAGGTCGGAGTCGTCGCCGTCCACGCACTTGAATGACTTGCGCTTGCCGTCCTTGGTGTTTATCTTGAACGTCTTGGGTATGTTGTTACGGTCGCGGAACACCACCGCGATACGCTGTAGCACTGGGTTAGCTTGTGCCTTAGCCACAATCGGCGCGAACGCCGGGACATCGCTGTAGCTGAACGTCAGATCGTAGTTGGCAGGGAATCCGCCACGCAGCTCTCCCGTCACAGCGTCACGCAGCTGCACTAACTTACGGTTTGATATTTTGGTGTAGTCGTAGAACTGCACACCCGGGAACGCTTCCATGATGTTGCTGAACCGCACCCAGTTAGGTACTTTCCTCGTGCCCATGTTGCGAACGCATGGGATCAGCTCCCACCGGATATCAGACGTGCCGTTCGGACGCACCAGTGGTATGAGTCCTGCCCGGTCTGCCTTACGGATCAGTGCCTCGGTACTCCACACTAGGTCAGCCATGAACCCGGCGCGGTCGGTGAAGAATCGGCGCGTCTTGGCAATACGTGCCTGCTGCACACTATTAAATGCACCGCGCCCCGCACCGTTCAGGCATGGGGTCTTGCACTTGGCTAGCAGTGCCATCGGGCACACGTTGATGGGTAGTTCCGGGGTCGATGCTAAATCGGCAGGTGCTAGGTACATCACGCCGGTCATGTAACCGTACTTCTGACCCTTGATCGTCTTGGGGTTGGTGTCGATGCTGAGCAATTGTTTCATGGTAAACACTCCAGTTATGTAGGACATTGTGACATGGTAGTCACGTTGTCTCAGTGTTACTTTTTCAGGATGTAATGCTAAGTCGTTGATTGGGCAGCAATGTTACGTTATTCGCACTGCTCGATCAACTAAATGCATCATACCACAAGTAGCAAGCTGTGTCAAGTAGCTATAAAAAGTATCAGGGAGTGAATAGTACTAGTGAGGAGTGAAGAGTACCGTAGTGTACCTGATGGTGGCGCGTAAGTCCTTGATTTACCAGCAATGTTCCAAAATGACAGTGTTCCAAGAAATAGGAGGGCAGGGTAGAAATAGAGGAGCAGTGTTACAAATCGGCATAGCCCAGCCCACAGACAAATTTAGGAACTGTCCATTTTTTTACCCTAAAAAAAGTAACAAAAGTACACTATACTATTTACTACTATTTAATAGATTAATAAGAGAAAAATAAACAGCTGCTTACCAGCCGTTGCCACTGCTTACTACGATTTTGAATTGTTCCAAGCAGTGTTACTTTTCTATTTACCGGTACTCTATGCTCCTAGCTACATTCTGATAGTTTACGCACGATACTCCACGCTACTCAGGTCACTGGCATATCGTGCTATCAGCATGGTTATTCTTCGCCCTGCATTTGCTTCTGGACATTGTGACATCGCGGTCACGTTGTCCGCCGTCGATCAATGCTCCACGCTACTCAGGTCACTGGCATCTATGCCGCATCGGCATGCCCTCGTGCTAGGTTGCCATGCGGCTTACTTGTTAGTCAAAAAATGGACGAAAAAAAAGCCGCCCGAAGGCGGCTTAGTTTGCTGCGGTAAAAATCAAGGGGCATCGGGTAGCATGGTGCTGTTCATCCAGTGCCCCTTGTGCCGTAGTGCAAACATCATAACGGCATAAGCCGGTGCACCTTGGATGCCAAACATCATGCACCACATACGGGCTTGTTTAATCGCACTGCGAATCCCCTTTTCCGCCCGGGTCTGGCGAATAGCGCCAACTAAGTTAACCCATATGTCCAAGTTGTTTATGTATTCGAATGCATCCTTCAAGGCGGCGGCGCGGCGAGCTTGCTTTGTTCCGGTATAACGTGTTGTGTATTTCATGTTATTCCCCTTTCATCATGTGCAAGGCGAGCAGGGCGGAAAAGAAGCCGCCGAACCACGTTGCTGCAGTCCAGATTATCGCGATATCCTCGTACGATTGGACTGCACCAGCATAAGTAAGGCCAGCGGCCATTAATGTAATTGCAACTGTTAACGTCTTATCCATGCGATTCTCCCAGTATGGGGCGGCTTGCGCCGCCCCGTTAACTTACTTGGTTACTTTTTTAGCGGCTTTGGTGACAATCCCGAGCATACGTTCCAGACTTTCAAGCAACTGCAGCCGGGCGGCTTTTTTGGCGGCTTTCACCGCCTTGTCCACTGCAGTCCACCGGGCGGCTTGCTTAACTTTCACCGCCTTGTCAGCTTCGGATGCAGCCTGCATCGCCGCCTTCTGCAGCGTACGCGCCTCACTGGCCTTACCCAATTCAAAGGCGGCGGCGGCTTCCTTCATGATCGCCGCACTGTCTCCCTTGTGCTTCTGAAGCACGGCTTTCACCGCCTTAGTATCTTCAGCCCGGGCGGCGGCTTTTTTCTTGCTCTCCGCCGTGACGGCTGCAGGCTTTTCCAGCCCATAATTTTTATTCATCCGGGCGGCGAGCCGCGACCAAGCTTTACGGCTTGCATCATCGCTACACTTGGCGGCGGCTTTGTAATCGCCTTGCCATTGTGTGCTGACCAGATTCCACAAAGTAAACGTAGGCTTTGTGCCCATTGCAAGGGCGATAGTCTTGACCGATTCGTCCGCCTGTATTTCAGAAGCATGAAAGGCGATAGCGGCTTGTTTAACGGCGGCGCTATCAAAGGCGGCTTTAACAGCTTGTTGCATGGTGTTGTTCGACATGGTGTTGTCTCCAGAGTTTAGGTTATGTGGCGTGAATCACCACAGCCGAATAGTAGCATGATATGGTAACGCATGTCATAAACTAGCAAACAATGGTAAACGATATCTGACATTGTGACAGCGCAGTCCAATTGTCTTGAAGCGGCGCATCGGCGAATCCTGCTAGGCGTTGACCCTACCGTACCCCAACCCCCCAAACTGTGAGCAGTGACTCTGCAGGCTGAAAGCCTGCTAATTTCCACCCGCTATCACCATTTTTGCCAAATCCGGAACCCACCCCCCTTCATTTGCTTTTTGCTACCCCCACCCCCTATTTGCAAAAATTTCATCAAAGTCAGTAGTTAAAAAGTTATTGGTGTGGTTACTAAAAACCCAAAACTGTCCGCCATAATTGTAGGTACCCACCCCCTTGCACAACACCATTAATTAGGTATACTCCGCAAAACTGTCCTAAAGGACTGCATTGCATGACGATTACTTGTGTTCCAGATACCGGTATACCGATGCCATCCAACGATGTGCTAGACCCGGAACTTGTTGAGAGCGCAAAGGCAGCATGCGAAACGATCAAAGCACTGCAAGACGAGGGGTTGGAACTCAACTTAGAACCCTCAGACGAAGGCATCGCTGCCAGAATCGTCGAGTCGTTTGCTGCAAGCGAAGATCAGCGGGTGCGCATGCCATCATCCAAGGCGCTATCGACCGCGCCGCCAGCAGCTATTGTGCTGACCAAAACGATACTCGACGAGTTTGCTCACGCCGTCGTGGAACGTGCGGTACAGATACGACACTTGGTCACCAACAAGCTCATTCTGGAGTCGGACAACCCTGACCCCAAGATTCGCATCCGTGCGCTTGAGTTGTTGGGAAAAATCTCCGACGTTGGGCTGTTCACTGAACGTAGTGAAGTTGTCGTTACTCACCAAAGTAATGCAGAGTTAACAGACAAGCTGCGGGACAAGCTGCGTAAGCTGATGGCGGCAGATGATGTCGAGGATGCTATCGAAGTGGGTGGTGAACGCATTGACCTAGCTTACGAGCTGGGGCTGGACGATACCCCGATGGTCGAACCGCCAGAAGTAGCAGAGCAGCCCCGCGCTTAATGAACGCGCTGACCGAAGCCGAGCTGCGGCACTTGTACAACAACCTGCACATCCTCTCACCCGAGGAACAGGAAGAGGTGCTGCGTATCGCCGAAGAGTTACAGCGTAGGCGAGACTCGGATAAGGCGCGGTTAGACTTGCTGGCGTTCTGTCAGTTGATGCAGCCGGACTACAAAATTGGTCGACACCACCGGATACTGGGCAACTTGCTCATGGATATTGCGGAAGGTAAGCAAGACCGTATCTGCGTGAACATACCGCCACGGCATGGCAAGTCTCAACTCGTTTCTATCTACTTTCCGGCATGGTTTTTGGGCAAATACCCCTCAAAAAAGGTGCTGATGGTGTCGCATACGACCGATTTGGCCGTGGATTTCGGTCGAAAAGTGCGAAATATCATCGACTCTGACCTATACAAGGGCATTTTCCCCACGGTTCAGCTTGCTTCAGACTCAAAATCAGCCGGTCGGTGGAATACAAGCGACGGTGGCGAGTACTACGCCTGCGGTGTTGGCTCGGCGTTGGCTGGTCGAGGTGCAGATTTGTTGTTGGTGGACGACCCGCACTCAGAACAGGACGTGTTGAACGGTAATTTTGAGGTTTTTGACCGGGCATACGAGTGGTTTACCTACGGCGCACGGACACGTCTGATGCCGGGAGGGCGTGTAGCCATTGTGCAGACCCGTTGGCACATGGATGACCTGACTGGGCGCGTGACACGCGACATGACCCAGAATGAGATGGCAGATCAGTACGAAATCGTGGAGTTTCCAGCGATTTTGACCTCGGAGGACGAGGAGGAAGAAGTTGTTGAGAAGGCACTGTGGCCAGAGTGGATGCCACTTGAGGTGCTGTACAAGACCAAAGCCTCAATGCCGCTGTTTCAGTGGAATTCGCAGTATCAGCAGCAGCCCACCGCCGAGGAAGCCGCGCTGGTCAAGCGCGAGTGGTGGCAGATGTGGAAACATGAGAAGGCTCCGGAGTGCGAGTTCATCATCATGTCCCTCGATGCCGCTGCCGAGAAGAACAACCGCGCCGACTACACCGCCATTACGGTATGGGGGGTGTTCTTCAACGAGGAGACTAACGCGCACAACTTGATCTTGCTCAACTCGCTCAAGAAACGGGTGGAGTTCCCGGAGTTAAAGGAGCTGGCGTTTGCTGAGTATACGTACTGGGAGCCGGACAGCTTCATCGTCGAGAAGAAGTCTAACGGCACACCGCTGTACCAAGAGCTGCGGCGCACGGGCATGATGGTGCAGGAGTACACTCCGCACCGTGGTACGGGAGACAAGTTTGCACGGTTGAATTCAGTTGCAGATATCATTAAGTCTGGGCTGGTTTGGGTTCCCGAGACGCGCTGGGCTGAAGAGCTGGTCGAGGAGATCGCTAGCTTTCCGTTTGCTACACATGATGACTTGGTCGATTCCACCACGATGGCGCTGATGCGCTTCAGAAACGGTGGGTTTATCCGGTTGCCAACTGACGAGCCGGA